GCCATTGTAAATCCACCATTTCATTCCATAGATAATCTGACGCTCCTGTATAATACTCAGCATATGGATTATCATAATTATTACCACCATCAAGTTGGTAAGACGTATAAAACTCAGTAGTAGGTATTGCAACTAACCTATACTCGTTAAAATTTTTAACAGCTTGAGACTGCTGCATTGTTACTAATCGGACTGTTTCCATGACTGTTGAGTAAGCAACAGAAGTGCTTCTTTTATTTGATCCTTTCGTATTACTGGACTTTGGTTTTTCGGTGGAGTCTGTATTTTCTCCCCCGGTTTCAGTTCCAACTTCGTCGCTATCTCCTGAAGACTTTGCGGTTCGAACAGGTTCGGATTCCTTAGTTTCCCCTTCGGTAGTTTCGTTACTTTGCTCATCGTTAACACTTTCTTCTACAGGTTCTTGTTCTACTGAAGCTACTTCTGTAGGTTCAGCTACTTCTGTGTCAGGTAGGTCTGCATCAAAAGACTCTACTTCCACAATCTCAATCTCAAAATCACCTGTAGGTGTATCCATTACTTCAACTTCAAATGTTGCTACTCCCCCATCAAAGGTGTCTAGTTCGAGTTCAAAAGTTACACCAGCATCTACAGTGTAGTCTGTATAATCTACTTCTATAGGTGGAGGTGGTATGTATTGAGAATCATAAGCATACTCTGTAGTTTGCTTAATTGTAGTCATCTCTACTTGAGTAATAATCTGATTAATTACTTCAGATATAGAATCATATGTAAGGTTAAAGAAAACATCAGAAAATCCGGGGCCGTAATAACCTTGGAAATAACCTGCATCCATTCCGTATAATTCTAAAGAAGCTGTATCAAATGCTATGTTAGATATGTTTTGATTAAATGAATAATCTCTAGTGCCTGACCAATCTACACTTGCATAATTATGTGTATAGGTCTGTTTTAATGTACCTTGGTCTAATAAACGTATAGTTATTTTAAATTCATCTTGGCAGTCACCAGTAGTATTACCACAAGTAGGAAGCTGTGCATTAGACTCGTGAGAGTAAACTGTAGCTCCATAATCTATTTCTTTTTTGTTATCTATATTTGAAACATCAAATTCAAAAATTCTACCGCCACCGCCTAGGGATTCATTTCCTGTGCATACATCAGCTCCAGTCATACCAAAGTTATCACAACTTGTTGATACGTTTGTGTCTGTCACTGTGCCGGTATTAATAAGCTGATCTGTTTTTTCTTCTACAACTTGTACAGTTTGAAATGTTGTTTGATTAACAGTTTCTTCAATCGTCTCAGTATAAGTATAAGTGTAAGTAGTTTCTAAAAAGTCACCAACCATTTCTTCTTGAGTGTTAGTAAGTTCAGGAACAACAGTAACTGTTGTAACAGTGCCACCATTAGGGCCTACACCACCGACTGTATATTGTTGGTCGTATGCACTAGAGGAGGAACAATAAAACAGCAAGACCGCCAAAAATGGAAAGACCTTTTTTATCAACATTACTACCCTCCTGTGGTTTAGTTACTTTTTTCTTTTCTTTTTTTACCTCTTTTACTTTTTCTTTTTGCAAACTTTCTATTGTAGGTGCTTGGTAGTCATTATCTTTCCAAGCTTCTGTAGCTGCTTTACCTATGGTACCAAGATACGGACATGGTGTTCCAGCCATCCACATTCCTTCCCAGACACGTTCATCTTGGCAAAGAACAGATACTGCAGCAACTTTCATACCCATTCCATATAAAGAACGAGCAAGTTTTAATCTTTCACAATTTTCGTCTGTAACAGTTTGACCTGTAGCAAAGCCAAGTATCTGTGTCTGTACAGCTACTGATGATGCTGACGTACAAACATCTTGGTTGTTAATAACTATAGAAGGTGCTGAAGCAGTAGGTGGAGTTTTATCTACAGTAGTAGTACCTGTAACGGTACTAGAAATAGTATTAGTCTCTGCAAACGCTACATTTGCAAACATCACTAACACTCCGCCAAAGATGACAGAGACTATAAAAAGAAATAGTTTTGCTCCCCAAGTCATCCGACGCATGTAAGTACCTCAATCTAAGTCTTTTTAAGGCATCGACCTGCTTTTTTACATGCAGCTTTAGTCTTACAAGTTGGGCAGTTTTTAAATATTACTCCACCTGCTTTGTAAGTCATACCTTTAGACTTTATTTTTTTATTTTTGTTCATTTATCCTCCTATTAATATTGTTGCTAGGATTGACGTTAGTCCTACAATCATAGCGCCAGCCGCTACAATCATAATTTTTTCTAATCGCTCAATACGAAATATAATCATCTCATATCGCTCAGCACAAATCGCTTCATGCTTTAATAATTCTTGTTCTATCTCTGCTGCTTTAGCCATTACCTAACCTCATTGCGGCTACCACAGCTGCTGTTTGATCTTCCACTTTTACTTTTGGTTCTTCAGGTATCGGTGGTTCTTTCACTACTACACTGCCTTCAGGAGCAGGATCTGCTGTTCTAACAAACGTTCCATTAGGTAACATATATAGAGGAGTACGTTTCATGGTTTTGTTGGCCAAACTACACTATCTAGTGATGTATAAGTGTTAGTAATATCACGCAGTGCTTGCCTATAATTAGTCTGTGCTGCGGTCATTGTCAGGTCAGATGACGCCCACCAATCTGTTTCTGCCAAAAGTATATTACGTTCAATACGGAGGTTCTTTAATTTGTCAGCTGCTACATGAGCAGTAAGTTCATCTGCTGTTAAGCTGTTTAAGTAATCTTCTGTTGTATTAAAAACCATTAATATCCCTCCCTTTAATTATATAGTTACACCCGAAAGATTACCAACTAATCTTGCATAGTATTGTCCTGTAACATTACCTGTATCTAGTTTTAATTGGACTGTTGATGTATTACCACTCCATGTAACATTTAAAATCATGTTACTAGAGTATAGACCTGCGTTCTCTACTACATTATGACCAGTGTATGTATCTGCGCCGTTAATAAATCCACGTTTTATAACACGAGCGGCAGAGTGGCCACTCCAGTCGCCTCCATAAAATATAATTTCATAATAATAAGCAATATGGGTAGTAGATGTTTGAGCACTGAACAAAGTTGCATATGTAGTAGACAAACTTGCAGTATCAAAAAACTCAAATTTCCGATGACCTGTGCTGCCATTTTTCTTGAAGTCTGACGCTGTTCCTGTATTTAAAACACCATCGGCTGTTGTTTCAAACTTTTTGGTATTATTGTGGTAAAGTTCTACTGCTCCGTCTGGAATAGCTTTTAACATATTTTCCCCACCACTATGTTTGGTGAGCCTAATATCAGTTCCGTCTGAAGATAAATTTAAAGCACCGGTTCCCGCATCATAAATATGACTGTTTGCACCGCTATGAAATATTTGTAAATCTTGGCTATCACCAAATCGTGCGTACTCAGAATCGCCAAAGTCTATATTATTACCATTAGTATCTAAATCACCGCCAAGTTGCGGAGTCGTGTCATTAACAACTTCAGCTGCGTTTGCTGCTTCAGTTTGAATATCCTCAAATAATGCAGCGGTAGGTCTAAGTTCAAATCTATCACCAATCGCAAACGATTGAGCTGTAGTATTATCTTGTGCACGAACAACAGTCATAGAGTCAGTAGACCGTGCAGTAACTTTTACAACTTCAATATTATTAGAAGTATCAACAATAGTCCCATAAAAATGGTCACTTCCACCAAGCGTAGGGAAACGTGCTCCTTGCCCTGAATCAAGAGTGATAGTAGTAGCAGAAGCGTTAATACTAGATGATAGTGTCCCAAAAGCGTTATTTGTTACTTTAACTCCCATTATTCAGTTACCTCTGTCCAGTTAGTTATACTTTCATTCCAGATATAATTTTTTCCATCATCTGGATATTCTACTGGAGCTTCCCATAAACAACTTATATCATTAAGTGTCCAAGATTCAAAAGGTTTTGGTGCAATAAAAGCATCACGAGCACTGTCATAAGTAAACCCAATGCTAGCGTAATTTTTTCTCAATGCTTTTGATTGATCTTCAGAAGGTGTATTTGAGTTAGGTTCATAATGAACACCGCCTCTTGTATTATAAGAGGTTTGTATCCATTCACCCGGTGAGTCATCTACAAATGTGTCAAAAAATTCTGCTTCGGCAACTATAACTTGTTCTACGATACCTTGATTTACTTTCGCATAATGTGCCATGTTACCCCCTATATTGTATACCTAATAATTACGATGCCTGAACCGCCATTCTTTGGCGTATCAATAGCGCTAGCACCTCCGCCGCCGCCGCCACAGCCGCCTCCGCCGCCGCCAGTATTAGCAGTTCCTGCTTGTGCTTGCTGACCTGAAACGTTGCCGTTATTACCACGACCCCCGCCTCCATTACCACCGGAAGCCATACCACTTCTAGCTCCTGCCTCAGTACCACCACCGCCGCCACCTGCGTAGTATACGGAAGAGCCAGAAATAGAAGACGCAGCACCAGTGCCACCTGCACCACCAAATTCGCTAGTTTGTGAGCCTCCGCCGCCGCCAGAACCTGCGGAGCCTTTACCGCCGCCGCCTCCGCCGCCTCGATAGGAACCAGCAGATGACGTACCGCCTGAATTACCTTGACCGGATGTGCCACTAGCACCAGAGGTAGTACCATCACGACGACCGCCGCCGCCAGAACCACCTGAGTCTGCTCCATCACTTGTAGTCGCACCGCCGCCGCCACCAACTACTGTCGTACCTACGAGTGAAAACGTAGAGTTTCCACCTTGAATTGCGTTACCATTAAAACCGTTTTCTGCACCTCCGCCACCAACTACTACTGAGTAGTTTGTTCCGGCTGATAAAGTAGCTGAACCAGTAATCATACCACCTGCACCGCCGCCGCCTTCACCGCCGCCTCCGCCACCTGCGACTATAAGATATTCCGCTGTTGTACTAAGAGTGTTGGTGAATGTTCCTGATGATGTAAATGTGTGGATTCGATAAGAACCTGAATTGCTTACTGTACCCCCAGATGGGAGTGCTGTAGCAGTTATGCCAACTGCCGCAGATGACGTACCGTCAGAGTTAGTAACTCGGATACTTACTGAATTACCTGCTGTTACATTTGAGTAAACTGTACTAGGTACTGTAACCGAGGCAGAAGTATCAGAAGACGGTGTGACTGTGACATTTACATCAATAGAATCAGATACCTGAGTAAAGTTAACAATAAGATTTGAAGTTAAAAATCCAGAGCCTGTTAGTGTTAATGTAGACGTAGCACCTGCTAAAATATTACCCGATACTGAAGATAACTGAGCAATCTGTGCAGCAATTTTAATCCAATCGGTACCATCATTAAACATAACAACACCTAAGTCGGTGTCGAAACGAAGACGTCCTGTACCATTGCCGGGTTCTTGTGCTGTTGTTCCTGCTGGTAGATCAAAATATCCAGTGGATGTTGTGTCTTTATCATAAACGTTAGTAGCATCTACCAACCCTTGTGCTGTAACACGAAGTTCAATTCGATCACCAATAGCATAAGCTCTTGCTGTTGTGCTCTCTTGAGCACGAGTTACTGTAAGTACATCACTTGAACGTGCTGTACATTTAACAATTTCAAGATTGTTAGAAGAATCAATTAGTGTAGCATAAAAATACTCACCACTCGAAAGAGATGGAAAACGAGCGCCATGACCACTTGCGACAGTAATACTAGTATCTGAAGTACTAATACTAGATGCTAATGTGGAGTGACCATTATTTGAAAATTTTACACTCACAGTTTAACTCCTTAGTTTACAGTAACAGTCCAAGTAATACCTAGTGTATCAGCAGCTCCTTTGTTAATTACACTGAAGACAGTTCTACATAGAAGTGTACCACTTGAAGATGCGTTAAATATTCCAGCCTCTGTAATTGCTCCTGTACCTGTACCAGCTCCAAACGTAGCTACATAAGCAACTGCATTACTAGTTACAGTAGTTGACGTAAGAGAGACTCGACCAGCTTCAGTTCCAAGAGTTGAATCACCAGCGGCTGCAGCAGTGCTGTCTGTACCGATAGCCATATGACTCATAGCTGTAGCTGTTGCATCTTTCATTCGTGATGCAATGTATTCTTTACCATCAGTAACAACAATGTTAGGTACAACCGTTTCATGTGTGTTACCGTCAGGTTTTGTAACAGTAATTTTTAGTTCACCTGTTACTTTAATAGTATCATTTATCATGCTCATCTCCTTTTATATTATGTGTGCCGTCCTGCAGATAACGGAGTTTCATTTAAGAAATGTCCATTAATCTCAGTATCGTCCGTATCAGTATATATGAAATTAACTAATAGTCCAGCATTTGTTAAATCTCCATACGTTATTGTATCGTTGTTAATTTGCGGGTCATTTATTAAACCTGCACCCCCAAGAAGACCAACGAATTCTTCTCTACCATCAGACCCAAACCTAAATACGTCTTGTACAAAAGCTCTGCCTGATTCTCCTAGACCTCTATGATAACCTCTAATACTTGACGGATTATTATCACTATCAAGTGCATAAATTCTATTAGGGTACTGAAAAGAGGATTCACCTAATGTAAGTAAAGTATTAATACTTTCAGTAATCGAAGCTGTATCTGAGTAAACAGTTGTTACTGCAAATTGTGTAATTGATTCCGTAGGACTTAATGTGTCACTAAAAGTAGTATTTTGATCAAAAGCAATAGACTCATTTATAGTCACTGGATCAGGATCAGCATCAGCATCACTACGATCAAAATCTTCTACAAGTGTATAGTTTCTAACTACAACCTCTGTCATTGTAACAGTATCAGATTTAGCTAAGTTTACTATAAAAGAATTAATAGAATCAGTTGGTGTAGGTAAAGTATCTGATAAACCTGAAGTAATATTAAAAGAATTAATATTATCAGATGAAGTTATACTATCTGATTTTCCAAGAGTTGGGTTGTTTTTAATTCCTTCTACTGCAGTAAGACTATCTGTTATATTTGGTATAGTTATATCTAAAGCTGCAGACTCTGTAGGTGATGCAGTGTCACTAAAACCACCATGAGTAAAGTTTTTGGCTGTAGACTCTGTAATATTAGGTGTATCAGTTAAGCCTTTATCAAAATCAAACTCATTAATTCCATCAGTAGCAGTAACTGGATCAGGGTCTACATCAGCATCTGATAAATCAAAATCTATATTTGAATTAAATGTTTTTAGATTTGATTGAACTGCAGTTATATCATCAGTGCTAATCTGTGTAAAGTTTTTGGCTAATGCTTCTGTTGCAGTAACTGTATCATCAAGCTCAGCCGTAACATCAAAACGATCAATCGCTTCAGAAGTTGTTGCTGTGTCTGTAACATTTTTATGCGGACGTAACTGATTAATAGCTTCTGATGTAGTTACCGAAGCTGTAATACCGGGTTTGTTAGGCGTTTTCGCAGTAGACTCAGAAATTGTAATATTATCATTATCTGCTAGCTCACCAACGGTTACGTCTATTGCTGCCGATTCAGCTATAGTAACTGGTGTTGCATCTACGTCGTCATCTAAAGGATCAAAATCTATAAAATCTGTAAATACTTTTACACGAGACTCAACCATAGTAACTGAGTCTGCTTTATTTAATTGAATATCAAACTCATTAATACTTTCAGATAATGTTAAATCATCACTTGGATTTTTATTTAAATTTTTAATGGATGCTTCAGATACGCTTATAGATTCTGAAGGTAAGTTAGTAAGAGGAAGAACAGATTGTTTAAAAGTAAGAAAGGACTGACGTTCTACTTCAACAAGCAAACCGTTAGGTGTTTCAATATTGGCTGTTAATGTACTTGCAGCTACAGAAGCACTTAGTAGTGTACCAAGTACAAAGCTAGCTCTTATCATGCTAAATTATCCCGAACTCTAAATCTAAGTTTATCATAAACAGTTTCTGTACCAGCTCCTGAAGTAGCAACTACAATTTCTCCTTGGTACTCACCGGGGTCTACATTATCAAGAATACCACCAGAAAAATCAAACTGTACTTTACCATCTGCTCCTGTATTAACTTTGGTGCAGGTAATAGTGTTAAGTAATGTTCCGTTAACAAGAGCAAATCTTACTGATACAGTAATAGAAGCACTTGAAATATCTAGTGCTGAGTTTGTTACATCATCACTAAGAGTTAAAATTATAACAGGTTTTGAATCCCCTTTTACTAATTTTATTGTATCAGCCATAATTTACCTCACCCAAACCTTTGCATCTGTACACGCATAGATGCTTTAGCTGCACCGAGATTAGTTCTAGCTCTACGCTCTGCAGTTTTCATAACAAACTGTTTAGCATGATAAGTTGCTAATTCCCTGTCACTCCATGATCTATCAGGTAAAACTAATAGGTGTTGAAGTGCTCCGTGCATAACTACGTTTTCTATTTCATCAAGAATAGTCTTATCCATTTCTGTTGCTGTTCTTAATGGTTTAAGACACACTATCATTCTAACATCATAATTAACAGAAGCATCTGGTAAAGGTGCTACAGAAAAATGATCAGGATCAATCTGTGTCAAAAATCTTGGTTCTGCTCTTTCATCAGTTGATTGGTTAGGCCACTTTGGATACATATCATAAAGATGTTCTAAAGTTACTGGTGTAAGTTTAAAATTATTTACAGTAGCAGTTAAAATAGCATGAACTTCTGTATTAACTGGTGTATCGTATAAATAAAAATGAGCACCCGGAACAAGCCTAATTGGGGGTTGTTCATACCGATATGCTAATGTTTTTTCACAAGCTTCGATTGCTGCATCACGAACATATTGCTCTACAACTGGTGTAGGACAACCCGGTACGCTAGGAGACAATCTATTTACTATATCTAAAAAAGTTCTATCCGCCATTATGTTACATCCTCCTCATCTAATCCGCCTCTCTCAGTATCTGTTACTTCTCTACTTTGAGCGGCTACACCAAGAGACTGTGTAAATGACTGTTGGAATATCTGTGCACGTTTAGAATTAACATGCTCGTTATCAACAGACTCAGTAATAAACACTGTAGCATCAACCACGACAGGAAAATAAACATCAGGTAAAAGAGCTACTGTAGTTGTTCCATCGTATGTTGGAGGCGTTTGTGCATATTCTCCCACAAGAATTTGATTAGCAGGAGCTTTTGGATATATAAAAAATTTATTAGCATTTCTTGTATGACGCATAAAATTAACAGCTGGAGCAGCTGTATCATTCATCCAAGAAGGATAAGCTTGGTTTAATGATTCTCTATTTGTTTCTGTAATACCGTTACCATCTTTAACATTATATATTTCAATTAAACGAATAGAATCAGAAGGCATAGATTGTACTACAGTACCTGCAGTATTAGTAATGTCGCCAATGAAAGCAAAAAGATCAGGACGTAACACAGCAATACGTTTAAGTGCTTGGTTAGCAAACCCTATAAGTACATCATCAGAATACCTTTGAGGAGTATTCGTGTCTTGTACTATCCTTCTTACTTCTGTAACAACATCGTTTAATATCATTTTTTCTTAACCCATGCTTCGTTTTGAGGCGTAGTAGGATCGTCTTTTACATAATGACCTTTATCATTCCTAGCTCGCTCTAAACCTCTTGTTGCTTCTTCAGCTAATTCTTCTGGAGTATCATCACCTACTTCAGGGACTTCAGTTTCCA